TTGCCTTCAGCTTCGGTCTTGGCGGTGCGGCTTTTTTGTTCAGCATGCCTTCGTCTATCTGCTTTATCTGTCTTTATACGTTTCCATAAACCCATAGGAGTTATGCTACGTCCAGTGTATTCTGTGAGCCATCTTGCTACTTCTGGGTAAGAGGACTCTTTTAAATACTCTTCTGCCATTGATAACGCTTCTAATTGTTCATCTACTGGCTCTAATAAATGTGGGTCGATGCTATTTGCTTCGTATCCCCAAGGAATTGTTGGACCCTTAAGTGTTTTGTATCTACTAGTTGGGTTCAGTTTCTGTGCTATTGTCATCTGTCTTTGCTGGTAAAATAAATACGCCCATTGGTTTATCTGATGTGACGTTTAACTTCTCTACCTTTGATAAACCAACTCTATCAAGTATCTGTTGAGAAGCTGCTAGTCTTTCTCTATTACCGATAGCAGAAGGGTCATCAATAACTCCTACCATTGATAATACAGCTTTAGGAGCATTAACTGCCATCTCTAATTCTGCTCTTTCAATTATGTATTTACGCACTGAGTTAATTATGTGGTGTGGATTAGTTGACTCTGAATATCCTGCAATCTTCATAGCCTTAGCATGATTACCTTTAGCAGGACCAAACAAAGCATCTAAGAATTTATTTTGTAGTTCTGTTAATTCTTTATGCACGAGGATTCTTCTTTCTGGCTGTTTTGGTTCTAGCAAAAGAACGATTTTTGCTTTTTAATTTTACAGATAATTTAGTTTTATTATTATTCATAGGATTACCTGTAATGTGATGTACGTCTTTGCCATCACCTTTAGTGACTAAACCACGTTTCGCCATTATTGCTCTGGCTGCATTTCTTGAAGCTCTTCGCTTTTTTTGCTTTGGTTTTCCGTGGTATCTGTCGTACTCTTTTCTGTAATTTCTTGTCATCTCTTTTTAGATACTCTTTTCCGTTTTCGTCCACTGGGTGATATGGACCACTTAATTGATGTGGGTTTACCTCCTGGATTTCCTGCGGCTCTTTTTTTAGCGACTGCCGCACTTTTTTGTCCTTTAGACATCCTATCTGCGACTGCCTTGGGGCGACACGCTGGGTACTTCCTTTTAGACTTACTTGCTGATTTACGCCCACAGGGTTTGCCTGTAGCTACATCTCTCCAGTCTTCTTTGAACCATTTACGTAAACCTCCTTTGTACGCCATTAATAAGTACCACCTCTTTTTTTATAGGTTCTAACTAACCAAGCATTTGCATACGCTGATGGGTACACTTTAAATTTTCTTTTAGCTTCCGCTTTAACTGAAGCATATAATTTTGCATTTTTTGGTTTTGGGGAACCTGTTGATTTTTTCTTTTTCTTTATTGCCATGTGATACTCCTTCTACATGCATAAATCTTCATACTTAGTTGTATGAAGTCTATGTCTTGATAACTCTCTGGCAGTGCTTATACCAATCCTATTTTTGTACGTTAAAATTTTTATTAACCAATTTATCATATGCTTCTTTTATCTCTTCTATAGTTCGCTTACAACCTATACACACATTGTTTTTCAGGGTGCACACACCTATACAAGGTGTTAAAATCTTCCTACCCATTTACCTACAAACCAAGCCATCAGTCCTGCAAAGAATATTACAATTATAGCAGCTATTCCGTAACCTAAATATTCCATCAGTTCTTCTCTACGTTTCTCTGCCATCTTTTCTGCGTAGCGTCTTGACTTACGTGCTTCTGCTTGGAAGGCTTGCCAATCTTGCCAAAGTCCGGGTCTGCCTAAGTAAATCATCATCTTCTTGAGTTCTTCTTCTTTTTCTTTTATCTGCTCAAGAGCCATGAACTCTTCTAGGTCTGAACCACCTACACCTTTAGCTTTCTTCTTTTTTGCTTTTTTCTCTAGTTCTTCTTTAGAGAAGACAAAATCGCTTATGTGTTTCGCACATCCACTAAGTTCTTTTCCGTTAGATACAAATTGTTTTATGACACTGAAGGCAGCATTAGCTGCAGCTAGTTCTGCTAACATTTTACCTTTTCCTTATAGGTTTACAATATGCAGTTATACGTAATGGAGTTCCTTCTTTTTGTGGTATAGGTGGCTGTCTATGTAATCTTTCTGCAAAGTATAAACATCTATCTATATCTTGGAAGGTTTGTGTTTGGTCTACTACTCTTATTCCCATCATAAACACTAACACAAACTCAATCATTAATTATCAAAATCTAAATCTAACTGTTCTTCTTCAGAATCCTCGTTGTGACAGACACAGTTACATTCTTCCGTATCACATTCATAACACTCACAAGTCTTACATTTATTTTTTGTTTTTTCGCTCATTTGCTCTCTTTAAACTTTCTTTTGCTGATTTAGCTATTTTAACGACTTCTGTCTTTCCCATAACTTTTGCACGTTGTTCCATAACTGTTAGGATTTGTATTTTCCTAGCATACGATTTTTTAACTCTCTTAACTTTTGATACTGTAGCTTTAGCATCTGCCACTGTAGCGAATTTAATACTAACGGTGTCTTTGGGATTCTCATCAGTATATAACCTCCTACCACTTCCTTTTGGTTTTTTACCTGTGCCAACTTTGGGGTCACTTTTTTTTCTTTTTGCCATAACTACTCTTATATCTTGTTCGTTGGTCTTTTTCTATTTTACTTAAAACTTTAGCTTGTTTAGCATGAGCCTTAGATGCTTTCTTTAATTTACCTACGATTGTTTTTAAAGGTTTAGTATAATGTGGCATTATGTCTCTCTCTTCTTTTTAACTTTGTCACTATCTGAATATAAGTTATTAAAAGTTATTGTAGGGTCTAAGTAAGATTCATGTGACTCTGCAGAATGTGTCCACTGTGAAGGACTAAAATCAGGTGCCCCCTCTCCTGTTCTCCATAGTGCAGGACTTGTGGCTCTTACTCTATTATTAGGTAATGCTACAATGTTGCCTGTCCATTTACCTGCATCAGTCAAATATAAAACATGAGACTGCTTGTGTTGTGCTGGGTCATCTGCAATATCATTGTCTGTGTAGTCAACTGTAAACAAATACTTACCTTGATGAAACTGATTATCAATCTTGCATAACCATGGCGAGGAACTAACCCTATCCATAACTACAACGCTATGAGTCCTAGATTCGCAATCCCATGGTTGGCATAAGTGGTCTTCCATCGGTTCTGCCCATTCGTCTACAGGTATATCTGCAACTAAGGCTTGTATAGGCATTCTTGCCCACATTGCTCCTCCATGAACATTTTCATCAGGACCATCTTCTCGGTCTACTTCGCAACCAGTAAAAACAACTTGGAAGCTTAAAGACCTATCTGGGATTGTATTTACGGCTATAACCATAGCATGAAGAAACTCTCCATGGTATCTTTGATGATTACACGTAAATTCCCTACGCACCCAACACTTAAAATGGGGTACGTTACTTATGAGATACGGCATTATTTACGTCTTATTGCTCCGCCTCTGGCATATCCTTTGGTCATCTTGGCTCCACCTCTAGCCATGCCCTTAGTTTTCATTTTGGAACCGCCACGAGCCATGCCCTTGGTCATTTTCATTCCGCCACTCTGCATTTTTTTGATTGATTTCTTTTTCTTTTTACCACCAGTGGCAGCACCTTTAGTTTTCATAGCGTGTTTTGGCATTAGTTTCTCCTTATATTGCTACTTATTTATCCTGATACACAGGTATCCTTAATATTATCTTTTACTGGAATTAGTTGGTAATTCCATTATGCTTGGTTTAGCTTTCCTTGTAAATACCCCGCCAGCTTTTTTATTTCTGTCTGGTGTCTTTTTAACTTTTTCTTGTTGTCTTTTCAAACTTGCTTTATCCATGATTGGTCTATTCATTTCTGCCATGTCAGCTTTTGTCTGACCTTCATAAATATTCTTTTTCTTTTTTGTTCTAACTGGCTTTAATCTACCATCTTGGAAAGATTGTGGGTCTGGAACTATTAATGAATCACCTTCAAAACCTCCACCTTTAAACTCCATTGTCTTTTGACTATAAGCAGATTTTAATCCAGAATTTAAATCTTGGAGCATTTTAATTGTAGTGTTGTGTTTCTTGGCTATACTACCTAAAGTATCGCCTTTCATTACTTTAACTTTTTTAGTTAATTTACTGGCACCACCAGCTGTAATTGCTTTTTTTAAATCTCCTAAAAAACTTCCAGTGCTTTGATTTTTTTTAACAGACACTTTACCTTCCCGTCTTTTTGACATATCTATTTTTTTAACAGGGGGGTTAGACTTTAAATCTTTATCAGATATAGGACTTTTTATGTACTCGTTAAGAGCCATAGTCTCATCTCTTTTTAAATCAAAATAATTAACTCGTTTTTGTTTATCACTCATTTACTTTTGACCTTTGCTATGCCCACTGCTAAACCACTTTTAGCTTTCTTACCCTTCTGCTCTTCCATACTCTTAGTAATAGCTTTTTGTCTAGCTGTTTCGTATCCAGACATCTTGCCATCTTTATTAAGGTCTCCTAGTAGAGCACCTTTCATTAATCTTGGCACGTTGGTTGGTAGTTCCATAATAGATTTTTTAGGAGGAGCTTGAGGTTGTGTTCTATCTGTTATACCTTGATTTCTATATCTTCTAATCACCTCTGCATCAGACATTGATTCAGGCAAGCCCATTCTAAGTCTAACTGCAGCAGCTAAATCCTTATCTTTGTTATCAGGACGTATTCTCATTTTGTCCGTATCTATTTTATCATCTTTACCTATTCTGCTTACAGCTTGTCGTGACTCTGTCATAGACTTTCTTTCTGCAGCCTTTCTTAAATCTCTATTTGTAATTCGTTCCATTATGCTGGTACCCCTAATGTAATAATACGAGCTATTAATCTGTCAGCTCTTGCTGTGGTCTGTTTGTACCACCTGGAATCTTCCATCTCATCAGCTGCCTTAACCCAATCTCTGTCATTTACAGCAGCAATAAACTTTTTAAAATTACTTAATCTTGGTCTACCTAATTGAAAACACATATTGGCAATTACTAGTTGTGCCTCTTCTGGTAGATTATTAAAATCAGGGAATATCTCCTGACAATCCTGCAATGTTCTATTTATATCTACAGCAAACCAGGCATCAACTTGTTCATGCGACACTTTTGTCCCTATGGGCATACCATAGTATTCTTCGTCCCATTCTGTAATGAGGTGTCCAATACCTCCCGTCAAATGCCCCAGTGAGCACCGATACAATTCATAAACGACTCCTTCGTCATTTGCTATCTCATCTTGTAACTTAACTAAATTCATTTACTTCTTTTTGAACATCTTTGCAGCTTGTCCAACTCCCTTGATTCCAAAGCTTGCACTAATTGCAATATATAAGAGGTACTGATACCACTCTGGCAAAGTTGCCAATATATCAAATCCTTCTTTAACATAATCTTTCATCCCAGGTATGAATACTAAAATAGCAGGAGCCAATAAAACTACTAGTGCAAATTCATCTTTCCAAGAATCTACTGTAGCATCAGCCATCTTACCTTCCCATGCGACCTCACCTGCTGCAACTTTTTCTGCAACAGTAGCACGAGCTTTAGCCTCTGCGACTTTAGCTTGTCCTTCTGCTTTTGTTTTCTCGACTTTGTTCTCAAACCAAGTTCCAGCTAAACTAGCTAATGGTCCAATTAATGCCCCGAGCATTATGTTCTCCTCTGAGATTTACGTAATAATCTTACATATCTCATATAAAAGTTAGTGCTTATAGTATTAAAAAATTTAAATAATCTAAAATTTAATTCTATTAACACTTCCATCTTCTCCTTGCTTGCCTCAAACGACTATTAGGATTCTTTGCCGCTTTTGGAAACTTTTTCATCTGCCCCGCACTTCTAGCACAAAATGACTTTCTTCTTTTAGCTGCTTTACTTCCTGGCTTTACTTTACCAGTTACTGCAGTCTTTAATTTACTACCAGGGTTCTCTCGTCGGTATTTCTCAACACCTTTCTTGGTCATACCAGCACCAGCTTTAGTTGGTCGCTTGTGCCCTCCTTTTATGGTATATCCTTTCATTATATACTTTTATCTATTCTTTTATCTGATACATTTGCACATTTATATTTCATTGGTAAATAATCAGGCATATGTGTTGGTAAATCCTTAGCTATTTCATATGCTCTAGCTACACATTCTTTTTCAGTCTTATATGGTCCATTTAAATCTTGTAGCCCATGACATATATTTGGGTTTACTGATAAACAAACTAGGACAAGTGTCTCAAACATAATAATCCTTAAAAGTAAGGGGCGAGACCGACATTGGTGTAATCTCGCCCTAAACTTGAGTAACTGCATCGAACCCCGCAGGAATAAGTACAGTATCAAGCTGCTCTGTGATAATAGAGATTACTCTCTACACATACTGTGACATACCCTCCGCTACCAATGCCTTCTCTATTTCCTCAACGCTGAAGTCTCTCCCAGTACGTCCTTTTAAAGCCGCACGTATGTAAATTACGTGGTGGCTTGGTATATGCGTTTTGAATCTGCCATATTTATCATATTCATAACAGACTTGCTCTAATAAAGAACCGAATTGTGGTTTTACAGTCATAATATACATATTATACCACATAATGATGAAATTGTACATAAATTAGTGTCAATGAAAATTTATTTTTATTTAGGGGGTTGACAAGGTCCCGAAAAATTGGTATAAAATCCATGTTTTTCTTTTTTTCCCTTTTTTTTCTTTTTCAGGTTAACATTATAAGCTTCTTCGGAAGCTTTTTTTGTGTCCTAGGTGACCCCCTTAGAGATTATGGTCGAGATATTT